ATAATCAATTATTTGGTGTAAAAATCTTCGTAGTATAGTATCCGCATACCCAATTTGAAGCATTGCTGCTGTTCTTAATAATGCGGTAGAAGGAACATGTTTAGTTTTTGTTGAATACAATAAGCTAACAATTATTTTTTCCCTATCATATTGTGGTAATGCTAAACCATTAATATACACTGTATGTGCACTAAGATAATCCAACTGATCTGCTCTACGAGGTTCTAACGAATCAGTTGTTGTGGTTATTCCTAAATCTTTCCAAACATTTATTACACTAGCTGCATTATAAAAATCATGCGCCCAATCTGAAACAGTCCAGGTATTATCATCACCACACAAAGCTTTTGATGTATTACTTTCAAATTCAAAAAGTGTCGTTGATTCTTTCCTCAAAACAATCCAAGCGTATGCCATTAAAGTATACAATATCAATGTATTATCATTAATTGTGTTACATGAACCACTAGGATTTCCTGTTGATTTCATAATTAAAACACCAGTGGGACTCACAATTAACGAGTGTATTAAATTTCTATAATAAGTAACAATTCTATTATAATTTTCTGTGGTTTGTTCTTCAACTCTTAAACATCGCCAACGATAACGACAACAACCCCACATTAAGTATGCACGCAAACTTGAATCATATTCACTTTCATCTAGTGCATATCCTTTTTTAAAAACATTAAGTTTCTTTATTAATCTATTCCAATTTCCACCCATAGGTGACCAACCTACGGTTGAGCTACTTTTTAACCAACTCGCATTCATTTTATCATTCATGTCTCCAAACAATCTATTTCCATGAATTGAAGCGTCTACAGATGATGCTAAAAAGGTTCGTATTTTATTCATTTTAGTTTTTTCCGACGGTCGTATTTCCTCTTTCAGTGAATTTGTCCAACAAAAGGTCCAATTAGGATCTATAGCCAACACTTCCCAATCTTTTTGTAACCATCCATCAATGTATAAATCATTTTGAAATAATTCTCTTTTTGTAGGATGGACTAAATTAAAAGGTGTACCTGATGAAGTTGCCATATCTAAATTATTTTTTGCTTCCTCATAAGTACGAATTCTACTATTAGCCATATATGGCATAAAATGTTGTTCAGTCATGTCCCAAGCTTGATTTAAAGCATCAACCTGAGAATTTGTCAATGAGGTCATGACTTTTGCATATTTTGATAAAGACTTAAAAGCTGCCTCTTCATTTGGTACTGGTAATCCCCATTCCGGACTTGTTTTAATTTTATTATCATCTAAAAACATCCTAATATAAGGATCCTCTGCACGTTTATTCATATAACGTGGAAAACGTTTTACATAACCAACAATTGGAAAATGTAATTCATCTAAATATTGATCGTGAATTTCTGGTATAAAAGCTTCCTTAGAAAAAACACAGTCCCCC